CATTTATTCCTGTTCCTGTATTTAAAGCTACAGTCTGATCAGGAGAAGTATTTGTTATAGTTAAAGAATTATTTGTGTCATCATATGAGCTGCTTATTCCATTTCCTGCTACAACTAAGCTAGATACTCTATCATCAACTCTTTCATCAGTAAAATATTTATTACTTGTTCCCTCTGACACATCATCTGTTGTTTTTCCTGCTAAAGCACTATCAAATCTTGATGAAGTATAGTAAAGATTTGTGCCTTCAGTTAAGTCTGAAGTTGTTTTGCTTGATAAATCTAGATTTGCTCCAGTATTTAAATCAATTCTAGCATCTACTCTTGCATTAGTTAGATACAAGTTTGTTGATCCTTCACTTACAGAATCAGTATCAAATGAAATGTTAGCTGTACCATCAAATGATGTACCATTTATGGTTCTTGCATTTTCTAAAGCTGTTGCAGTAGATGCATTTCCAGTTAATTCACCAGTAAATCCTGTAGATGTTACAGAAGTTAATCCTGATATTGTAGATGGTAATCCTATTGTTAAAGAGTTACCACTAGAAACTGTTTCTATTTCATTTGCTGTACCTGCAATAGTAAATGTTTCAGTATTTAAATTTATACTTTGTGTTCCTCCTGTATCTCCTGCAAAATCTAAATCAGAAATTGATACCTGAGAATCTACATATGCTTTTATTGATTGTTGAGTTGCAAGTGATGTTGCACTATCTGAACTCATATTGTCCTCATCTTTAATATCTGCAATTGTTATTGTACCATCAGATAAAGAACCAAATGTTATTGTACCTATTGCTGTTAGATCCCCTGCATTGTTAAGAGATATACCTGATTCTGTTCCAAGACCATCAGAAATGACCTTTAAACTAGCTGTTAGACCATCATTATCCCCTACTTTTATTAAAGAATCATAACTAGATGCAATAGATATACCTGTTAAACTACTAGCCATTTTATTTTGTTTTTAATTTATTATTAATATACTTCATTAACTTTATAATGTTTTTTTGCTTAGGTTTATATATTTTTATAGCACCCATCCTTGAAAAGTTGGCTCATCTCTATCAGGATATATATCTTCATTTGTGTTAGATGTATACTCTGGAAATGAGTTTTGGTTAAAGTCCATGTATTGTATAAACCTTCTTGTATAATATTCAGCTAAACTTCTTTCTTTTTCAACTAAATAATCTACTTCTGTTTTACTTACAGTCTCTGCATTTTCAGAAACATGTTTTGATATACCACCCTGCTTGATTTGATAAGCTGCAAATGGTAAATAATCAACCATTGCAAAGTGTATAAGCATTGGTTGTATATAATCAACTAACAAATTTTTATAGACTGTTCCATCTAGTGTTTCTGTATTTATTAGTGATTGTATTTTTTGATACAAATCTGTACCTAAATAATTTTGTATATGTATCTCTTGTGCAATTTTAATAAAATGCATTAGTTTATCTGCTTGAACATTACCATCTATAATTGTGTTTTCTACTAGATCTTGTTTATTTATAAATAATACTGTTGCTGCCATTACTTTCTATTTTTTTTTGATGTTGCATATCCTTGATTTGCCATGTCTTTAGGAGCTACACCTGCCTTACCTATATTAGCAGGTTTAAAACCTTGACTTTTAGCTTGATTTTCAGAAACTACTTTATCATTTGCTAATCCTTTATTTGGCATAAATGTACCATCAGGATTTCTTTTTCTAAAATATACTACTCTAGTCCATTTGTGATAACAATTAGGGCCACCTTTGTATAACCATATTGAATATTTACCTGTATTGTTACCTGAAAATTGTGGATTTACTGCAACATTATCCATAGACTGTATATCTTCTTTTCTATATATCTTTCTTGCATTGTATAGTGTTTTACAGAAATCTCTAGTATTCTTTCTAACACCACCAGTATACTTGTATCTTACTTTAAATAATGCTTTATCATCTTCACTCTTTTTTGCCTTTGTAGATTTTACATCTTTTGCACTTGCAAGTTCTAACATAGAGTTTAACTTGTCATCATTATCATAATCTACTTCTTGTTCTGATATAATATCCCAAGTCTCTAAATCTTCATCTTCTCCTAGAGCAACTAATTGTTTAGCTAAATCTTTAGTCAAATGCTCATTGTTTCTATGAATCTTCATTTTATTCTTTTTAAGACTTAGTTTTTGACCTGTCTCTTCTTCTCTTGTTTCTTTATCTACAACATTATCTAATTCCATAAATTCTAAAGGCTGTAGTGTTTTAAAGTAAAGTTTAAGGTTTATATCATTATAAGCTAGAACCTTGTTTAAATGCTCTATAATTGTGTTTTGATAAGGTTTTATAACCATGTTATCCATTAATATAGATGCACTCTTAATTTCATCAGCATTGTTTCCAAGACCAGTTGTATTTTTAACCCCAAGTAACATTGGTGATACAACTCTATGTGCTACTAATATTTTTTCTTGTGATTCTGTAGATAAGAATTGGTATTGTTGATGTGCATCTGATAACTGAATTGGCTCTATACTAGCTTGTGAATCTGTATTATCATTAAATGATAGTATAAATCTTCCTGCATTACTAGAACCACTAAACTTTTGTGCTATTTTTTGTTCTATAATATGTCTTTCCTCTTCATTAGGTATTCCATTATTCATATTTATTATCATGCTAGGACTTAATCCATTCATAATATTATTCATATGGAAGTTGCTTATCTCAGCTTCTAGTTCAGCATACTGTAATCCACCTGTATAAGATGGAGGACTATAGTAATAATATCCTGCTTTATATGGTTTGATAAACATTATCTCTCTGCTTTCTTGAGACATACCAAATGCAGGTATTCTTACAGGTACACTAGAGTTTTTATATTTAGTCCAATCACTAAAATAGTAGTATGCTTGTATATCCCCATTCATTGTTTCTTTCTCTGCTCTTAATGTCTCAACAGGAATATGCTCTATTTGCACAATCTTAGATCTATCTTTATTGTATATCACTTGTAATGCTGCTCCACCCATCAAGTAGTAATCAAAAACTACCTTTCTCATGCAGTCCTTTTTTAGCAAACCTACCATTTGTGCATATTGCTCAGGTTTTTTATCAGAATCTGTAGCATCTAAGCCTTTTCCATTAATTAATTCTGAAATTGCAGTTATACATGCATGATTAGTGGGGGAACCATTATACTGGTCTATTAGGTATTGATAATAGTTGTTATCCTCACCATACATTACAAAATCTTTCTTTGAATCCTCTATTATCTTAGGAGCTGTATAAGTTGCTAATTCTACAACTCTTATATCTCCATTAAACTTAGGTTTTCTATGCTGTCTACTCATATCTTATCCATTAAATACCTTATATGTATTATCTCTAACACTTGTTGTTTTATATTTTCCTTCTGTTAAATCATAGTATTCTTGTCCAAGTTGTGATATTGTTTGACTTGTTGAAAATACTCTGTCTTTGTAAATTGTTATCTCTGATCCTTCTCTAACAGTATCCCAGTTTGCTGTAACTGTATTCCAAATGTTTTGATCTAAATCATATGACCTACCTACACTTGTTTCTGCATCCTCCCATTGTATAGTAATTAAATTCCAAAAATTAACTACATCTTCCCAGTTAGAACCTTTGCTTTTTACAGTTAGTTCATAAAACTTGTTGTTTTCTAATGAAAAATCAGTATTTATACTAGCTTTATTGTTTATTCTACCAATAGCTACATTTTTTGTTTGTGAAAGCTCAGTTTCCTCATCTTTTAATGTAACAGTTGCATTTAAAGTAAACCTTCTAGGAATAAAAGTAAATGTTTGTGCTCCTGTTGTAGGACTTAGGTATATCATACTAATATAATACTAAAACACATGTTTTTTATAAAGTGTAAAGTTTAGTAAAAAAAAACAGAGCCTAAGCCCTGTTTCTTCAAGAAAAATACACTACTTATTATGAAGTAGGAAAAGTATTAATTTGTGTTGATTCTGTTAATGCAGTAACAACTGATCCTGTTACAAATGGACAAGGATCTGTTTCTAGTGCTTCAAAAGTTAGATTAAAGCCATTAAAATCTCCCATGTTAGCACCTACAGTAAAGTTACCTGTTGTAAGTTCTGCTCCATTTACCTTTCCAACAAGTAGGAAATCTCCACTACCTGTTTCTCCATCATGTGCATTTGTAGTCTCAACAATAATATGTGGTCTACCAACTGCAAGTAATTTTAATTCCTCACTAGTAGCTCTATCATAATACTGTAATTGTAATGTTAAAGTTTGTGTATAGAAAGTAGTTCCATTTTCTCTTGATGATGTTACAACTGTATCTAAATTAGATGTCCCTCTAACATCATATTTGTAAAAACTTGGAGTACCACCAAAAGCTGAAACTAAACCTGATGATTCAGTTATTCCTCCTAATGTACCAAAGTCAGCAAAATAAACTCTGACAATTCCACCACTCTTATTTTTACATGGTACTAT